GTTAACAAGCTGGTCATCGCTCATTTCCAAGCCTTCTGCGTCATGCGGAAAGCCCATTTTTTCCATAAAAAGCTCCGCATTTTCTTCCATGTTTTCTACATTTACTTCAGCCATAATAGCCTCCTATTGTGTTGGTCTTGCGCGTGGGCGCGGTGATGTCATTGGTGCGGAGCCTTGCATATCTCTCATTTGCATTGGTGTTGCTGCCATTGCCTTGCCATCAACAGTGTAAGACATTTCATCCTGCGTAATCTCACCGCTTCTGACTGCGTTTTCATATTGTTGAGGCGTCATTTGCACTGGCTGTCCATCAACCATGTATGTTCTTACGTCCATTACGCCTTGACCCTCTGGCATATCCATCTGTGGACCAGACCCTGCTGGCATTGCCCTTATCACTTGGCTAAACATTTCACGCTCTTGATCTGTCAATGCGCCACCACCCATAACACGTTGAACAACCATGTTTAGTCCATCGGCAGATTCTTGTGTCATGTCACCTTCTTTTATCATAGATGTGAAGGCTTTTATTAATTCCATATCGTCCATGTTTGTATCCTATGCTATGGTTGATTCTGGCGCTAAATATCCAGATTCTTTTGATTGAGATATTACACTTTCTATATCATCATTTTCATTTAAGTCATTAATAAGAAATTGTTCTGTTCTGCCACTGCCATCTAGCACCTCAACGGTAAATCCTATGGTTTCATCGTCACCGCTGTCAATTAATTCAATTCTCTCTCCTATCCTTGCGCCTACTACAGAATCTGGATCAATAACAATTCCATCTTTATTTATTAAAAATTTATTTCCAGATGCATCAACAAACTCTCTAATCATTTCATCTATATTCGTGCCAGATAGATATTTTTGAATATAGGAAGGCAAAAAGCCACCGCCACCGCCGCCTTTAGTGTAACTTTTATACTCATAATCAATATCTTTAGTTACTGGAGTAGTTTGATATTTGGTTTTAACATCATCATCATCGTCATCATCGTTGTTTATAAGAGGGACAAATGGTATATTAACATCATCATTAACATCATCAGTAAATAAATTAGTTACCCCATAAACTGCATCAGTTATAGTATTAACAATAGGATTATCAATAATGCTGTCGATGATACTAACGTTAGCATTATCATCAACATCACTATCACTAACAGATGTATCTGGCCTGCCTTCGTACCCAAAATTACCAGTTAAACTTTTTGCACCTTTGTAAGCCAAACCGGGGAGCGTGTAATCATATAAAATATTGGCAACGCCAGTTGGTTCTAATCCTGACCCTAATGGAGTTGCTCCTGATACATTTGAAATATTAGAAATAAAATTTTGATTTAAACCACCGCCAATTTTAGCTTCTTCTGATGTAATATATCCATCGCCATCATAATCTATATTTTCACCGCCAGAAATACCAAACATTTCACCGCCAAAGTTTTTACCGCCACCGTCAATCATGTCCTGATATGCAGTTACAACTGTACCATCAGCTCTAGTGTAGCCCCAGTTATCATCAAGTTGTGATTCATTATATGTGTCAGCTTGCAGATTAGGATTTTCAACAATATCTGATATACTGTCTGCACTAGTTTCAGGGGCAGAAGAAAAGATGTTGCTAACGCCACCAGATATTAAACTACCAAGCGCAGACGCATCGTCGAAAAACCCAGTACTCTCATTATTTAACCTCTGTGCCGTAGCACGATTAGCCGCCTGATCACGGTAAACATTAGTCGTGTACCCCAAGCTTTCACCCCCAGAATCCCTAACAACAACCTTGTCAAAATCAACACCCTCAACACCACCAAAAGGATTAGAGTTGTTCTTCTCCGCAGACCGTACCTGTGCCGCGTACTCTTCAGGATTTAAATACGCAAACCTAGCAGTAGTCTCCTGCTGCAAAACTTCATTAACCTCAGAACCCTTCATACCAGACTTATTAGCCGTGCCAGAAATTAAAGAAGCCTCGCGCTTAATCTGATTCTCTAACTCATTCCGCTCAGAACCCCTCATGTTAGGACTGAAATTCGTCTTAGACATCAAATCATCAAGCACATTGTCATAGGATAACTCTTCGCCATCAACATAGTAAGAAGGAATACCATCAGGACCGGGCAAGCCAGCTCCACCCATATTTCTTAACGCCTGTTCTTCTTGTGGATTAATGTATGCCAGCATATGAGGTTGACCCATAATGTTGGTTTTACGTGGAGCCATATTAGAAAATGCACCGTATTTCATTTTAAACCCTCACTGCTTGTGGCTGAATTTGCATTGGCATTTGTTGTTGGGGCTGCGACTGTGGATTTGGCAAAGATGCCAATGCACCTATATCACCACCACCTGTTCGCCTTCTTGAGTTTATCACTTTTTCTATCAAATATCTATTCATATCCATTGGCATTTGTTGGCCCTGTGACCCTCCAGATGGAGCCATAGGAGGGCCACTCTGTGGACCCTGCTGCGCTAAACCGCCAAACGCAGCAGGATTAATTGGAGGAAGATTATACTCTGGGTACATTCTTCATAGCCTCCATTTGTATCTTAGCTGCATTTTTTTCTCGCTCAAGCTGCAAATCTGCCTCCAACTTGGTAACCTTTGCTTGTAAATCTGCTTGTGCCTTTGCCATTTCTATCTCCATATCCTGCCGTGCCTCTGCCTGCTTGATCTGAATATTAGATTTTGCTTTGGCCTGATCTGCTGAAATTTGTGCTTGCGTTCTTGCCTTCAGAGCTTCTGTTTCAAGTTTAGCCAACTGCTGTGCATATTCCAATGGATTACCCTGCTGACCTTGCTGTCCAGCACTGGTTATTGCTTGGATTTGCTTCATCTGTGGTGCAGCCTGTACAACTTGTGCTGCTCTCTGGCTGATTAATCTATCCATTTCTGGATCAACATCTTTAAATCTGAAATTAGGATCTTTAAAGTCAGGCATTGGCGGCAACTCAATATTAACACTTGCTTCCATGCGCTGACGGTACAGCAGCGCAACATGCTCTGCTATATGAGCAATTAATACAGGCTGTATGCCTTTAGCCGCTGGGTTTCCTGCCAGTGATGGATCTTGCATGAACTGCATATGAACTGCAATGTGTGCCTCATGGTCTTGCTCTGGAAATGCGCGTATTTGCTTGCCATACAAAACACTCATGTTTTCATCAATTGGGTCCATTTGTGGCGCAGATTCTGGTTTTTCTAAAACCTCATCAATATTTGTAATGCGTAAAGCTTCATACATTCGCTTATAGGCTTCATACATATCATGGAGCTGCGGAGCAGATTTCGCCATCTCCAGAACAGCTTGAGCCTGAGCTATGCGCTGCGCTGTAGAGAAGATATTCGGATCGCTGACTGGTAGAATATCAATTCGATCATCAAAATCAGAGCGATAAATAATTTCCGCAGCCCCAGCCTGCGAAAAACTAAACTCATCGGGGAGGTTCTCTGCGTTTAGCTTCGCAAGAAGTTTAAACTCTTGGCCTTGTGCATAGTGCAACCTTTTATGAATTGCGCTAAATGACTTTGATCCCTGCTCAATAAGAGCAACTGTCGATCCAACTGGAGCGTTTGGATTAACATCTCCGACATTGAGATCCGCTGTGCTGGCGAAACGCTGGCCAGCTTCCACAATGTAGCCAAGCAAATTGAACAGGGAACTGCTTGGTTCCTTAAATGGCAATGGCATGATTGCCTTGTTTACATCATCAACTGTACTGTCGAGATCAACAAACTCACCGGGCGATATTTGCATGTCACCGCCATTGACACGGCCACGCAGTTTGAAGCCACCTTGCATGTTGGCAAATGCGGCACTGTCAAGTAGGGCTCGAAGAGATCCAGTTGCGGCTTTACCCAGACCGCCAATCATATGGTAAAGGCCAAAACCGTAAAACCCAAGGCCGGGCAAGAATTTGTAGCTTACAAACCAATCACGGCGCTGTTTGGATTCATCATCTTGATACCAATTGCGCCTTATACTAACAATCTTCTGGTTATCATAATCTATGGTAATGACATATGGTATTGCCACTTCGTTTTCATCATAGTCATCATCATTGTTTTCTTTGGCGTCAACACTGTCAAAAAGATCATAGACGTGCATTTCAAGCAGCGTCATTACATCGTCTTCGCTGTCATTTCCATATTCATCTACGCCTTCGATCTCACCTATTGTATCGCCAGATGGATCTATATCACCGCCAATATATTCAGTTGGTAGATAATAACCGTTCTGGACGTATCTGTTAAAGTCATTTCTTGGCATCCTAATGACATGCGTATAGCGTGGGCTGGTGTATAGATCTTTGCTTTCTGGGGCGACCACAAAGTCTTCAGCCTTTACGAACTGACTACACTGTCGATCCATGTTGGCATCCCACCAAACTTTCTTAAAGGTATGGCCGATCAGTGGGAGGTGAAAAAGCATTTGATCCAGATCTGGGAAATACTCAGGCATTTCCTGCGTAATCTGGTAATTCATAAATTCACGAACTCTGCGTCCTTGTTCCTCTATTTCTTCATCAGGTTCGCCAATGATAACTGTCTTGATTGGACCACCAGATGGATACAACTCTGCTATTGCTTTAGCATTGAATTGGGTTGCTGCTTCAGCAATAAGAGGATGCACAACAACAGATAAACCGCGAGTTGCGCGTTCATCTTCTCCCTCCTCAAGTCCACCGTCTGGATCTAGCGTTTTCAATCCTTGCTTATATCGCTCTTCCCATTCCGATCTGGCAGCACGATCATTTTCGTAAAAATCAACTAAGTCTTGTGCTTTTCTGCTCAGTTCTTTTTCGTCAACAACTTCGGCTAGGTTGATGTCGAACTGAGCATCATCAACTTCTTCTGCCATATCCATTTGTGGATCACCGATTAGAACATCACCATCTGGAAGAGTTTCGACCATAAGATCATCTGGTGGAGCGCCTTCAGCAAATGGGATAATATTAGGGTCAGCCATACATGGTTATCCTTCTTGTCTCAATGTAATCGTCTTCTTCTGGGTCTTCTGAGTGACCAACGAACCATCCTTTACGCAATCTTAA